CCGTATGGGACTACGAATTGCAAGTGGGACAGGAAGCTCCCGCTCGATACGCTGTGGGCGGAGTGGAAGCGTCTGCTTGTACCCGGCGGTTGCGTGATATGCACTTCGCAGCAGCCGTTCACGACGGAGCTTATCAACAGCAATCCAAAGTGGTTCAGGCACGAGCTCATCTGGGAGAAGGCATGCGCGCTCGGATTCTTAAATGCAAAAAAGATGCCGCTCCGGGCGCATGAGAATGTGCTTGTATTCTGCCCTCGGGCGACGGTGTACAACCCGCAGATGGAGCAAGGGGAGCCGTACAGGTACAGGCGAGGCAGACTGTCGAATTTGTACGGAAAGTACAAGGACGGTGCGGCGCGGTACGAGGGTATAAGCGAGGGCGTTCGTTGGCCGCGCTCCGTTCTAAAATTTCCCACGGCGCACTCGAAGGGCGGGCACCCTACGGCGAAGCCGGTAGCGTTGTTCGAATGGCTGGTGCGTACGTATTCGAACGAGGGCGATACCGTGCTGGACTGCTGCATCGGCAGCGGGACGACGGCAAAGGCGTGTGTGAACGCAGGGCGCCGCTGGATTGGGATTGAAGCCAATGAGGCGTACTGCGAGATTGTCGCAGCGGCGGTGGATAAGGCTGTGGATAAGTTCGCCTTGTTTGCAATGGGGGGATGATGAGAATGTGTATGCCAAGCACGCCGAAGGTGGAAACTCCGGCGCCGACGCCGACGGTGGAACAGGCCAAGACGGACGACGTGGCGACGGCGCGTCAGGATGAGCGGAAACGCCTGCGCGGGGCGATGAACAGCCGCACGAGCATTCTGTCTCAGCGCGACAATCAGGGGCGCAAAACGCTATTGGGAGCGTGATGCGCCATGGAGCTGAAGCGGCTGGAAATGCGCCTGCAGGAGCTGGAGCGCACGCGCGATCGCTACCGGGACGAGTGGCAGAAGATCGCGCGCTACATCTCGCCGGGCCGGGGCGTGTTCGACGGCAACGAGCCAAACTACGGGCAGCGCGACGGCGACCTGCTGGACGCTACGCCGTTTCAGGCGCTGACGACGCTGGCCGCGGGGATGCAGGGCGGCCTGACCTCGCCCTCGCGCGCATGGTTCAAGCTCGGCGTCACGGATATTGAGCTTGCCGACAGCACGGGCGTGCGGGTGTGGCTGGAAGAGGTCGAGCGGCGCATGGTGCACGTCATGGGGCAAAGCAACATCTACAACTGCCTTCATACGCTGTACGGCGAGGTGGGCGCGTTCGGCACCGGCGCAATCTACATCGAGGAAGACCCGACGGACGCGATACGCTGCACCGCGCTGACGGCGGGGGAATACGCCGTAGCGTTCAACTTTCGGGGCCTGCCGACGGACTTCTGCCGAACGTTCTGGATGAACGCGTTCCAGATGGCCGCGGAGTTCGGCCCCGATAAGCTGTCGCAGGCCGCAAAGAGCGCGCTTGAGGGCGACCGGCAGGAGCAGTGGTTCAAGGTGCACCACTACATCTGCGAAAACGACAGACACAGCCCGATCGAACGGAAAGACAGGCCGACGGACAGGGCGCGGGTGGCGTCCGTGTACTGGCAGGACGGCGAACGGGACGCGCTGCGCGTGAGCGGCTATGAGGAGTTTCCCGTGCTCGTGCCGCGATGGGACGTGCTGGGGCAGGACTACTACGGCAGGGGCCCGGGGTGGAGCGCGCTTGGCGAATCAAAGATGCTGCAGGAGCTGCGCTTTGACTACCTCGCCGCGCAGAAAATGGCCATTCATCCTCCCGTCATGGGGCCGGTGGAGCTCCGCAAGGCCCGTCCTGACCTCGTGCCCGGGGGCGTGACGTACTACGCGGGCGACGCGGGGTTTCGCCCCATCTATCAGGTTCAGCCGGACATCCCGGGACAGCTGAACGCAATCGCCGCCTCGCAGGAAGCGATACGGCGGTTTTTTTATGCAGACCTGTTCCTCATGCTGGCCGCGAACAGCACAAGCGGCATGACAGCCCGGGAAGTGGCAGAACGGCACGAGGAGAAAATGCTCATGCTTGGCCCCGTGCTGGAACGGCTCGAAAACGAGCTGCTCGACCCGCTCATCGCCCGGGTGTTTGCGATCATGGACAGGCAGGGGCTCATCCCCGAGCCGCCCGAGGAGCTCGCGGGAAGGACGCTGCAGGTAGAGTACGTGAGCGTGCTCGCGCAGGCGCAGCGCATGGCGGGGCTTGACGGAATAGAGCGGCTCACGGGGTTTGTCACGGGGCTTGCGCCATTGTCGCCTGAGGTGATGGACAAGATGAACTTCGATGAGGCCATTGACCAGTACGCGAAGAAGCTTGGCGTGCCGGGCTCGGTGGTCAACTCGGAGGATGCAGTCGCGGGCCTGCGCGAACAGAGGGCCGCGCAGCAGCAGCAGCAGCAGCAGCTCATGGAGGCCCAGCAGATGGGCGGCATGGCACAGCAGGGCGCGGCGACGGTGAATCAGCTTGCGCAGGCCTCGGCCTCGGGCGGGCTTGACGTGCTCGCGCAGGCCATGGGGCAAACGGGCGCTGAGGCGGGGGGTGATGGGATGTGACAGCTGAGGAATTGGCACGGCAGGACGAACACGACGTGCGGTTTGTCCTGCACACGCGGGAGGGCGCGCGGTTCCTCGCGCGGCTTGTGGACTTCGCGGGGGTGTTTCGCACGAGCTTTGTGCAGGCGGACGCGCTGACCACGGCGTTCAAGGAGGGGCAACGCAACGCAGGCCTCATGGTCTGGGGCGCGGCGCTCATGGCAGACCAGACCGCGCCCGCGACCCTGACACGGGCGGCGGGGGAAAGGGAGGTTACACAGTGAACGACGACGCGGAGAATGTGAGTTCACAGGGCACGGACGACGCAGCGCAGGCCTCACAGGCCTCACAGGACACGGCGGCACAGAGCGCGACGGACACGACGGGCTCCCTGCTCGGCGGGGCATCTGAGGCGGACGGCTCGGGCACGGACGCGGCGGCGACGTCCGCGAGCGGGTATGAGAAATTCGCCGTGCCTGAGGGGTTTGACTACGACGACGCGCAGGTGAACGAGTTTACCACGCTCGCGCGCGCGGCGGGGCTGTCGCAGGAACAGGCGCAGAAGTTCGTTGACCTGTTCACGCGGCATTGGCTGGGCTGGGAGGAACAGCTGTACCAGCAGCAGGAGAAATGGCGCAACGAGACGATGAGCGACGCGGAGTTCGGCGGGCAGAAGTTCGCGGAGAGCCTGCGCGACGCGCGGCGGTTCATCGACGCGTTCGGCGGGGAGAGACTGCGCGCGGCGCTTGAGACGGCGGGCGTGGGCAATCACCCGGAGCTGTTCAAGGCGTTTGCACGGGCGGGCAGAGCGCTGGGCGAGGATAGACTCGTATCAGGCGCTGCGGCGCCCGGTGCACGCGCGGGGACGTTCGCAGAGCTTGCGAACAGCATGTATCCAGACATGAGGGGGTAGTTTGTTATGGCGTACGAAATTGGTAACGTGATGACGCTGGCCGACCTCGCCAGTCGTCACGGGGGGCGGGACAATAAGGTGTTGCCCATCGTGGAGATGCTTACGAAACTGAGCCCGCTGCTGCAGGATATGAGCTGGCAGGAGGGCAACCTGCCGACGGGGCACGTGTTCGCCGTGAGGGCCGGGTTGCCGGGCGTGCACTGGCGGCGCATCAATCAGGGCGTGAAGCCGACGAAAAGTACCGTGACGCAGGTGACGGAGACGTGCGGCATGCTTGAGGCCGTGGGAGAGCTCGACGAAAAGCTCGTGCAGCTCGCAAACGAGCCCGCGCAGTTTCGCCTCACGGAGAGCATCGCGTTCATGGAGGCCATGGCGCAGGAGTGGGAGAGCGCGCTGTGGTATGGCAACGGACAGCTGAAGCCCGAGAGCGTGACGGGGCTTGCGCCGCGCTTCAGCAGCCTCACGGGGCCGGTGAAGAATCAGATCATCGACGCGGGTGGCACGGGCGCAAACCTGACGTCCATCTGGCTCGTCGTCTGGAACACGCTTACCGTGTTCGGGATTTATCCAAAGGGAATGCCTCAGGGGCTGAAGCACATCCCGTCTGCAGTGACAGACCTGTACGACGCCGACGGCGGGACGTTCAGGGGGTATCGCGACCGGTTCCAGTGGAACGTGGGGCTGTGCCTGAGAGACCCGCGCTACGTCGTGCGGATTTGCAACATCGACGTGGACACGCTGCCAACATACAACACCTCGTCTGACCAGTCCCCCGACCTCATGAGCCTTATGAACATCGCGACGAACAGGATTCATAACATCGGCTTTGGCCGGGGCGTGTGGTACATGAACAGGACGGTGCGCGAGGCGTGGGAAAATCAGATGCTCAAGAATTACCACATCCAGCACACGAAGGAGAGCGCGACGGGCACGTGGGAAGAGGCCTACAAGATGATCCCCATCCGCGTTTCTGACGCGCTGCTGAACACAGAGGAGA